CTTCATTTGTCGCCCCGGACCCGGGGGTTAATTCGGGCCCCAGGAGGCTGGTCTGGGCAAACAAGGCCGGCCGGGTGTTACGACCCGGAAATTCGATACACGCTAAGGCGTACCCTTGCACGGGGTATTGTTGCGCGTGTGACCCTCTCGCGTAAACTTCAACAGATGAAGGAGAGGTCTAGGAGGTGGTCCGAGCCACCAACTAGTGAGCCGGTGCTATCTGTTAGTAATCGGTTCGCCTTACTCGATAATGAGGATCCCGGACCCCGATGTGCGGACAATAAGGGGGACGGCCTACCCGCGGGTGTGGCTTATATAAGCGACGCGGAGGTAGCTGAAAGGTTGAAGAAGCTGGTGGAATCTAGGACGGCGGAGCAACATATGGTTCGTGCGCATGAAGAAGAGCGCATGGCCATCCCGCCGTCCCCAGAGTCTGATCCAGGCAAGGTCTATGAGGAATTGTGTCAGCGCAGAAAAGAAGAAGATCTCGCTGACGCCATGTCCTCTAGCCTTTCCAGGACCTCCAGTGGAACAACTGTGCGTCCGGGCAGCGTGACTTCGGTCACGCCAACGGTGAGGCCATTGCGGCCTCGACCCCTGGTGAGATTACCACAGCTGCTGAGTCTTCAAAGACCTCTAACAGTTGTGGCCGATGGGTACACTCCTGAGGGATATGTACCGCCCAAGATCGGACCCACTGGGGGACCACAGTTCATACCTGCCAGCGACCAGCTCCAGGGACGAATGCGCGCCGAGGCTGCCGCATGTGCTCTCGACCTCGATCTGTACTGCTACTTAGTTACCAAAGGCCTGTTTGTTCAGCGCACGGTAATGAAGTGGGCGGAGCTCAAGTCTAAGTGTGAAACTTGGATCAGGGCGAACAGGTTGGACAAGGGTTGGGACACGTTGCGCGCCACGGAACAATTAGTCCGGGGGATGGCCCTCTTGCAGCGTGCTAATGCCGCAGAGAAGTTTGTTGTGGGCGCCTGGCAATCAGAGGCGTTTTGGACAGTGGATGGTAACATCACACAGACACACAAGCTTCACGAGTTCGCCACCAAGGGAGTTTTGCCTAACGCTGGATTGTTGGGCAAACTCTTTTGGCGGAGGCGACATATACCCGTGCGGTAGGGGTGCCCGGTCGAACGGGTGGCGCTTTGCGCTGGGGACAAGGCGCGCAAGCGGCTCGACCCCGGCTGCAAGCTCTCCAAGCGCCAACCCATCGACGAGGGGCACCAGCATGGGCGACGTATTGGATACATGGCGGTGCCCGACCTACCCATTGTTTACCATGTCTTCGCCCATCATGACTGTATGCATAACCAGTATGTTTCAATCCACAATCGTGTGTGTGGTAAGGTGCCTGAAACGGACCCTGCAACCATGCGCAAGCTTGCTGCTTATATGCGCAAGCTTGGACGCAGCATTGGAACTGTTGCTGCCTGGGATTTGGAACGCACCGTGGACCATTATCACGGTGCCAAGAGAATACGGTATGCTAAGGCCGCCGAGGATTATCGCGCCTACGGCCTGACGCGCAGTAGCGCAGCAGTCAAAATGTTCATCAAGTGCGAAAAGATCAAGTTCGTGCCCGGGGAGTCCAAGCGTAACCCTGACCCCCGGGCCATCCAGTACCGCGATCCTGTCTATGCCATCAAACTGGCCACCTACCTCAAGCCCATAGAGGAAAAGGTCTACCAGTTACGTGGCAACAGGTTGAACGGATTACCACCCGATAGGGTCATAGGCAAGGGACTCAATCAGTCCCAGCGGGCAGAGCTTCTCCGCCGAAAGTGGGAGAGGTTCGATGACCCCGTTGCCATATCACTGGACGCCAGCCGGTTCGATCAGCACGTCAGTTACTGGCATTTGCTGGCTGAACATGGGCTTTACGCCCAGATACACAATGACCCAACATTCTTGCAACTACTCAGTTGGCAGCTCAACAACTCCGTTACAACATCCAGGGGTATACGTTACCAAACCTTGGGAAAGCGCATGTCTGGTGACATGAATACTGCCCTTGGTAACTGTGTTCTCATGGTTAGTATGCTTGGGTTGTTCTTTGAGGACAAGTCTCTAAAATGGGATTGCCTCGATGATGGTGATGACATTCTCCTGATTGTTGAGAGGGCAGATTTGGGTCTGTTTCTCCCGGAGGATGGTCGAAGCTCACCTCTCGAGAACCATTTTATGTTGCTTGGTATGACTCTAAAGATAGAGAGCCACACTGATGTGTTTGAGAAGATCGAGTGGTGCCAGTCGCAGCCCATCTGTGTCAATAACGAGTGGAAGTTCATACGCAATCCAGCCAAAGTGCTTTCGGGCGCCTTGGTTGGAAATAAGTGGCTCCAGATGAAGACATTGGAGTCACGGCGTGCCCTCGCCAACACGATAGGACTGTGTGAGGCTATACTGAATAATGGCGTTCCCGTGCTCTCCACCTTCGCCAGGGCCATAATTCGTAATGCAGATACAACGAAGCAGGCAAAGGTGGATAACGCCGAACAATTGATCTATCGCCTTAGGCGCGAAGTCGGGAAGTCGTGGCTGAGTTCAATACCTGTGGTAACAGCTGCGCCAATCACCGATGAGACTCGGCTCAGTTTCCAGAAGGCATTTGATATTGATGTGGATACGCAAATTCTGTGGGAGAGTTGCCTTGACGACTGGCACTTTGACCTGGACGATCCACTCGAGATGCCTGGTCCAATAGACTCGGAGCTTTGGACGTGGGAGGCTGAGGACCTCGAGGTAAGTTTGTGATTGGGGTGCGACCTCAGCAAGTCGTTAAACTGCTGCGCCACCAGACGCTCTGGTAACGGGGTTCCCACTCTTAAATGGCCCAAAACGGTGGCCTAAGCCTTAATAATTCCGTGCTAACCAAAATGCCAAGAGACTGCACGGAGCCGGCCACTGGTGGGTGGGGATGGACAGTCCCTCTGTCGTTGGAGGCATCCCGTGAAACAACGAATGAGTAAAACACAATGGCAGGAAACAATAAGTCCGCTAATCGTGCCGCTGCTAACAATAGCAACAATTCTGGTAATAATGCTAATACGTCTAAGTCGCAGAAAAGAAGGGCTAGACGACAGAGAAATGGTTCGAATGGAGGAGGCCCTCCTACGGCTGTTGGAGCCGGGTACGTCGCCCAGGGTCCGGCAATCGTTGGAGGCCCTCGTGGATCAGTCAGGTTCTCTAACACCGAGTACGTCGCTGACGTCACCGCAGCACAGCCCGGCTCCCAGGGCCCAGTCGTTGCCTTCAATATCAACCCCTCTAATCAGGCAGCCTTCCCGTGGCTATCTCGCATAGCCACTGGGTATGAGCTGTATCGGTTCAGGCGGTTGATTGTGAGGTATACCCCCACCTGTTCGTCATCAACAGCTGGTGTGGTGGTAGGCGCATTTGATTACGATGCGTCGGATAACCCACCAGTCAGCAAGCAGGCGCTCAGTGGATACGACGGGGCCGCCAGGGGCAACGTTTGGAACAAGCTCAGCATCCCCGCACGTCCTATGGCGGGTTGGTACTACACTGGTGTGGCTGGGGCTGCGGCCTCCAACCCATCAGGTACCGATGTAAAGATGTATGATATGGCAAAGTTCTACCTCGGTGTCTACAACCAGACTGCTGCTGCCCCAGTGGGAGAGTTGGTCATCGAGTATGAGATCGAGTTTGCGAAGCCCGACACAGGAATGCTTACGGGCCTTTCGCAGAAGATCGACAATTCCGCAGGTACGCTGTCCAATCTTGCCCCGTCGCCAACGGTGACTGGAAACAACATCTTTGTCTCCACGTCGCCAGCGGCAGGGCAGTACACCCTCACGGCTCAAACGGGGGGTGAGTACCTCGTGGAGCTCTACTCGTCGCTCTACTCAGGGGCTGCATTGTCTTCTCCCTTCACCAATATAACTCAAGTAGATCCCGGATCTGCCACGTCCACGACCTTGTCATTACTTGAGTCGCTGGCGTCGGCCTGGACCAATTCCGGGACGCAGTACGCCATCATGGTGCTGTTGGCTGTGGCCGTCGTACCCGGTACTACGATCACTTTTACCGCTGCGGCGGGCGCCAACTACCTTACGATCTCTCGAACGCGTTTGGCTAGCTACAAGCGAGCCAACGCTTAGAGAGGTGGTAGGGCTGAACTACGGAATCCCTGATTCGCGATCATGCGATACGTAGGCAACCTTTCGAGGCTCGGGTGTCCTGTCTGATGTTGAAGCTTGTGGCGTGCTAGCGTGCCACTCAACTCGCTAGAGTGTGATAGAAAACCACACCCGCGGCTGGTGAGACCAGCATCCAGTCGTGTGTCTAACTAAGTTCTGGGGGCGGTGACCTACCACCAGAGGATGACCCTTCCTCGAACCCGTGGACTCCTGGCCGACCCATCCGGCTCCATATCCTGGATAATTCTTTTCAGCCCCTGGCGATGGCACTAAAGCTATGTGCGTTGCGTCCAGCGGGCGTTGTTCGTGGATAAGAGCGAGCGTTGGGAAGCACAGGTCAAACGGTCTCTGACACCACAAGGGAG